CGCATTCGCAAGATCGAGAACGAACGACTTGCGCGGATGAAAACTGCACAAAGCAACGCCTCTAAAAACTAACGACGTATGATCAAACGGGGGCCCCCGTTTGCTAAATAATACAACATCGATTTACATTTACAGTAAACATCGACAGCAACTAACAGCATCACTAAAAGGACTCGGAGAACAACAATGACCACAATCAACGAATTACGCGACCTCGACGAAGCGGATCGCAGTCCATACGACAAAGCCGCGAAAGTTCTTCGTAAGATGTCGTTGGACACAAAAAACCACTCCGCAGAAGATCGCGTAATCTATGCGACTCATGCTGATTTGCTAGCTAGTAAGAATCCGCAGCACCATCAAGCATCGGCGAACATTGTTCGGCAACACGACACCGTCGTTCGCGATCGAGTTAGCGACGCCGTTCATCGTAACAGCAGCAAACAAGACTCAGAAAATTACCACAAAGCTGCTGGGTTGACGCGGTTGAAGGAACAACACGACAACAAACTTAGCGAACAAACACAACAAGGAGATGTAATGTCAACAATGGACAAATACCTTGCCGCTCTTGAAGGCAAGACCGACTTTCGTGATGTAGTGTCGGAAAAGACACTGACTGCTGCGGAACTAGACAAACGCGAGCAAATTGCGCGCGCAATTCAACGGGAAAATCCGTCAATCGACAAAAGCAAAAAGATCGCAATCGCAACCGCAGTCGCGAAAAAGGTTGCTGAAGACAACGACCTCGAAGAAGCTAAAGACGTGGTAAAACGCGATCCGAAGACTGGCAAAGTAATTAGTTGGTCTCACGGAGGCGACTGGGAGAAAGCAAAGGATAAGAAAGATCTTCGCGGCAAGGTTACTCATGCTAGCGACGTTGCTCGCCGCCAATCTGCAAAAATGGCGAAAGCTAACGAGGGTGTTGAGCTGCTTGATGAATTCAAGCAGGGTCAGGAGTACACTCGCGATCACATAATGAAGAAGATCAAATCCGGCAATTGGGAAGCTGTTACTGACATCAAGCCAGGAAAGCACGTTGAAATGCGTCATCACTCCGGCAAGCGAGTGTTTGTTAAAGTCAAGCACGATGACGTTACCGAGAGCGTTGATCAATCGTCGAATCACCGTCTATCGTTCTCTGAGTTTGTGTCGAAGATCGATAGTCTGACCGAAGGCAAGTCGCAGTATGTCGTTAAGCTGACTCACAACGATAACGGTCGTACTATCAACAAAGTTTATACTGCGGATAAAGGCGAGGACCATCACGATATCAAGCGGCGCGCTCAAGTCGAGCATGGTCGCTCTGGCTACAGTGTTGATAGCGTTCGCAAGAAGGACATTGACACATATGAAGCGGACGACGACCAAAGCACAGGGTCGAATTCGACGCCTCAAAAACGCGGCCGCCCAGTTGGATCTAAATCTGGCGCTCGCCACTAACAAGTAAGGAGAACTATCATGGCTCTATGGGGAAAGACCGATACACCTGCAGATCATCCGAAATGGATTGCAAAGCAACCGATTCCGGCGGGCGCTACCGTAATGTTTGTCGACCGTGCTGGTGCTCAGTCGCCAACTAACCGTGCAAAAGGTATTAAGTCGCCTGGTTGGTGGCTATACAAATCGTGGACGAATGCCGACGGTTCTGTCCAGCATAGCGCTGAGCTGCTTGTGGCAATCAACGAACTTGCTGCGCAACCGTCGTCCTCGACGTAACACATTGCAATCTAACCGCCATTGCGAATCGCTATAAAGTAAACGGAGAGCAATTGCTCTCCGTTTTGTTAACAGAATGAACGAATTACCTATCAATGAAAACACATTTGTAATTGTCGCGATGCATCACTACGACAACACGCAATGTACTGGCTTATCGGAATTTGAAGAGGACCTAAAGCGATTTGTCTATCTGAAGAAGTTGTTTGGTAGGTACAAGGACAATGGCGAGCTCAAAGAGCGGCTAATCCTCAATCACTTGATCACTCTTTACAACCTGTTTGGCATTGTAACAACCGAGTTGCTGTTCTTCAAGATTGATAAACAGTATTGGGACATCCTTGCGACGTTCCTCGTATTCCTAAATAAGATGCCAGATCAAGTTCCGGAGTTTGCAATCAGACTGGCGGATCTTAATCTAGACCAAAAAGTAATCGACGCTCTAAGGAACATATAATGTCGCAAGTAGTTGACAATCTAATCGCATATCGAGTGTTGTCAATGCTCGTCAAGCCGTTTAAAGAGACTGATGCTTATAAGCTCGGGATCATTGATGTTCAAGGGAATGTTTTGATCAGTCCGAAAGACTTTACAACGCAACAGCAACGTGACGCTTACAACTATCTTACTCGGCTGGTGTTCAACATCAAGAAGCTGATAAACAAGCTGCCGGGAGGAAACGAGAAGCTGAAGAACATTATTGCGGCGTTGTTTCTTGTCAAAGAAGCGTACAGTAACCGCAGCGTTCATGTCGACGAACAACGGCTCAATCGGTTGATTCGTCTGTTAGACTCTGGCGTTGTCCTTGCGGAACAGCAGTTGATTGTCGAACAGTTTATGATGTTGCAAGAAGACGCTCCAGCAAACTCGACCGGTTCGGCAGTTTCAACTGATGTACCAGCTATTCGTAAACCACGGCGATTTGCGCGATTTGACGTAAGTGACGAAACGTTTAACAAGTTTGCCAACGGCAAGACAAAGTTTCGCAAGTGGTCACAATATCTCAACATCGAAGATCAACACGAGAAGAAGATCTACGATTTCGCTCGAAGCAATCCAAAAGGTGTGATCGTTCTTCACAACGGCGATCGATCGAAAGCAATTAGGTTTAACCGTCGCGGTGGCGGCCGGTGGTCGAAGATCACGAGGAAACAAATTAACAATCAGGTGGTGTAGTATGGGTATGTTAGCAGAATTGCTTGCAAATCGTTTAACGAAATATCTTGCAGCAGCGTTTGCTGGTGTTTTGATTTTGATCGGCGCGTATGTAAAAGGACGGGAAGATGGCTCTGCTTTGACACAAGCAAAAGTTGCCGAAGAACGTCACAAGTGGGAATTGAAAGTTGCTGAGACGCAATCTCAATACAATTCCACTATCGACAAGATCACTGAAGATTACAAAACCAAAGTTGACAGCTACCAAGCAGAAATTGCGAAGCTAAGCAACAGCCCTAGCAAGACAAAAGTCGTTGAACGTGTTGTTCAAGTTTACGTCCCAGCCGATGTAGACACGATTGTTCCGATCGGATTTGTCCGGCTACATAATACAGCGGCGGAAGGCGACCGTCTTGCAGATGTCAAGTCTGCAGATGCGGAACAACCTTCTGGCAAGAAGCTATCTGATGTTGCAGCGACTGTTGCAACAAACTATTACCAATGCAATGCAACGCGTGAACAACTTATTGCTCTCCAACGCGTTGTTGCTGAGTTTCAAGATAAACAGAAGGAGCTTACAAAGTGAAATACACGATGATTGCTGTACTGCTAATCGTTAGCATTGGTGTTGCTGGCTGCCAAACGTGTCCTAAACAGACTGAACAGCTAATCCTTAACGTTCCGGCGGAACTAATGCAACAACCGCCAACACTGAACAAGTTGTAATCAACACACTTAATAATATCCCAGCGGCCGGACAAAGTCAATTCTACTGCGACTTTGTTGCCAAGTCAACTTTATTTTTGGTGGTCAACCGGGAAACACCCAACTGTTTGGCGACACGTTGACTTTGGATTGGTCATCGCGTATAATTGACATGTATCATTTGCGTACATCGTTTGTGAGGGAACTATGCTATATGTTGACGTCAAGTATGCAAACATGCTTGCTCCGCGGCTGCGAAACTACAAGCACAAAAGCGACTATCTGTGGAACTTCTCATGCCCAATTTGCGGCGATAGCTCAAAGAGTAAAACTAAAGCTCGCGGGTACATCTACAAAGCAAACACCGGTCTGTTTGTCAAGTGCCACAATTGCGGCTACGGGTCAAATCTCGGCAACTTGATCAAGTACGTTGATCCCGCAATGTACGAGGAGTATGTTCTCGAGAATTACAAGCAGAGCGGAGTTCCTCGATCCCATCACAGCAGCACGGAAGTTGCAATTCCGTCAATCATTAGCCGGCGAGATATCGGTGTAGATAGCATTCTACAACCTCTGAAAAGTCTTGATCGTTTGCGGCCGGATCATCCAGCAGTTAAATACGTACTCAACCGAAAGATTCCAACGCGGTTTCTATCGATGCTGTACTTTGCTCCGAAGTTCAAGAAGTTTGTCAATACGGTGATCGCCGGCAAGTTTGACGCCGATGATAAAGATCATCCACGTTTGATCATTCCGTACTTCAACCGTCACGGCAAGTGCTTTGCATTTCAAGCAAGAGCGTTTGGCAACGAACAGCCGAAGTATTACACAATCAAAGTTGATGACAGCGAAGAGAGGATCTTTGGTCTTGACCGTGTAAACTTTGCAAAGAGGATCTATGTAACAGAGGGGCCGTTGGACTCGTTGTTCATTCCAAATGCAATCGCGGTTTCTGGATCAACATTCAACACGCCGACGATTGAAAGTTTGAAATCGAATGCAACGATTGTCTATGACAACGAACCGCGTTCCAAGCAACTTACGAAGCTGATAGATAATACGATTGAACAAGGATTCAGTGTCTGCTTATGGCCAGAGTCGGTAACTGAGAAGGACATCAATGAAATGGTCCTTGCCGGGAGAACTCCACAACAGATTTTGGACATTATCAATGAAAACACGTATACTGGCGCTGAAGCTAAGTTACGTTTTGCTACATGGAGAAAGTGTTAATGATTGAAGCGAAAGTTATAGAGGACAGCATTAGTCCCACAGGAAAGCGGATTACGACGATTCAAGTGAAGTTTCACCGGTTCATTCTTCCAGAGTTCAACACTCACCGCGTGTTTTCTAGGAATTTCAGCTCGTCTCGAGCGATCCCGACTGCTAAGTTGATTGAACAGGTTCGAACTGATCCAGCAACGCCCGTTCACTGGGGTAAAAATCAACGAGGGATGCAAGCGAATCAACAACTTGATCCAGCAGATTTGTACACCGCACATCGAATGTGGCGCGCCGCAGCTAACAGTGCTGCGAACTATGCAGATTCGTTGGCAGCTATTGGAGCACACAAACAGATCGTCAACAGAATCATTGAGCCGTTCATGTGGGCCAATGGGATTGTTACATCTACCGAGTGGGACAACTGGTTTCAACTGCGCGCACACGAAGACGCGCAGCCAGAGATTCAACAACTCGCGTTGCAGATGCGACAAGCTATCGATGAATCGATTCCACGGCTGCTTCAACATGGACAATGGCATCTTCCGTACGTAACCGATGCGGAACGTAATCAAGCGGATTGCGACATGTTGAAGAAGATTAGCGCCGCGCGGTGTTGTCGTGTGTCATATCTAAAACATGATGGACATGCGCCAAATCGCGATGATGACCTAGCGCTGTTTGATCGTCTTGCTGGTGCAGTTCCTATTCATGCAAGTCCACTGGAACACCAAGCAACACCACTGGTCGATGATAGTGATGTTGATCTGCAAGGGAATTTCAAAGGCTGGATTCAGTTTCGCAAGGTATGGGAACGGGAGATATATACCGCCCCAACAAATCAACAATAAGAGGTAGTATGGATAACATTGTGCATGGTATTAAAGTCGATTACAGTCGCGACAGTATGTTCTCAGAGTCTGGGTTATCGCGACTGAAAGAAGGTTACATGATCGATGGGGAGACTTCCCCGCAGCAACGATTTGCATTTGTATCGAAGACGTTCTCATCGAACGCAGAACACGCTCAACGTCTGTATGATTACAGTTCAAAGATGTGGTTGTCGTACTCAACTCCGATTCTTTCATACGGCAAAACACAGCGATCTCTTCCGATCTCGTGCTTTGCTTCATACCTCGGCGACAGCATTCGATCGATTCTCGATACATCTAGTGAGACTCGTATGTTAGCTGTCGTTGGCGGTGGCGTTGGTCTTCATGTTGCGTTGCGGCCGGGAGATAAGAAGTCGTCTGGGATCATTCCGCATCTGAAGACGTATGATGTTGACACTCTTGCGTTTAAGCAGGGGACAACTCGCCGCGGTGCAACTGCTGCTTATCTTGATATCAATCACCCGGAGATCGTTGACTTTCTTGAAATGCGCAAGCCTACTGGCGGCGACCCGAACCGCAAGTGTTTGAACTTGCATCACGGAGTTAATATCACCGACGATTTTATGCGTCGTGTCGAACAGCTTTCTCTTCGTGGCGCCGAACTGACGAAAGAACAACGAGAACAACTTGATCGTTTTCCGCTTGTCAATCCTAATACCGGCGAAGTTGTTGAATACGCGTCTGTTCGCGAACTGTGGGAGCGGATCCTAACGATTCGAATGGAGCAGGGCGAGCCGTATATCTGGTTCATCGACACAGTCAACAACCATCTCCCGGAGTTTCAGAAAGCAAAAGGCCTAAAGAATCGTGGGTCAAACCTGTGCTCTGAGATCACTCTTGCAACTGACAACGATCGTACGTTTGTTTGCTGCCTGTCGTCTGTCAACCTCGAGAAGTATGATGAGTGGAAAGACGATCCGCAATTCATTCCGGACATCGTTGAGATGCTTGACAATGTGATCACAGTGTTTGCGGAGAAAGCTCGTGATTTCCCAGAGCTCAAACGCGCGATTAACTCCGCGTTGGCGGAGCGGTCGATTGGTATTGGTGCGATGGGTTGGCATGCTCTGTTGATGAGCAAGATGATTGCTTTCGAGTCGCCGATGGCTGTTGGCCTCAACAAGTCGATCTGGAGCAAGATCAAACAACAGGCGACGGAGAAAACGATCGAGCTTGCTAAACAACGTGGTCCGTGTCCAGATAGCGCAGAAGGGTCTGTTTACGACATTGTTCTCGACGACGATTCCGCGATCGAGAAATACGGGTTTGACGTCGTTTCAGTAAATCGCGATCGTGTCCAGCAGTCGGTGAAAGTTTGTGATCTCGTCAAAGGCGATACGATCGAGCTCGTTGATCGTGGCTCATCTCGGTTTACTACGATCAAATCGATCACACCAAAAACTCCTCTCGTGCGGAATAGTCACTTGCTTAGCGTAGCACCAAATGCAAGTTCGTCGATCATTCTCGACACATCCCCGTCGATTGAGCCATATCGTGCGAACGTTTATCTCGAGAAGGGAGTTAACGGGACTAGGGTTCACCGCAACAAGTACCTCGAGAAACTGCTGGAAACTAAGCAGAAAAACACCGCGGAAGTTTGGACGGAAATCACATCGAATGATGGCTCTGTTGCAACTCTTGACTTTCTCACTGACTATGAGAAAGCGGTTTTCAAAACGTCGATGGAAATCGATCAGACGTGGGTAATCCAACATGCAGCAGATCGTCAACCGTATATCTGTCAAGCGCAATCGTTGAATCTTTTCTTCGACCCGACAGTAAACGTTGAGTACCTCCATCTGATCCATTTGATGGCGTGGAAACAAGGGTTGAAGAGCTTGTACTACTGTCGTTCCGATGCAATGCGCAAGGCGGATAAGGTTGGCAAGAGAGTTGAGCGTGAGCGGATCGAAGATATGAAAGACATGCTAAAGTCTGACGAGCCGGTATGTTTGTCGTGTGAGGGGTAACCTGTACAGTAGAACTCAGTTTGATCGCAACGTCACTATATTGAAAAGGAATGGTATGATCCAAAAGAAGAAAAAATCGCTGCTTGAACCTCGTGTTTATTACAAGCCGTTTGAGTACGAACAGGCGTACAAGTTCTATGAAATGTCAGAGAAGATGCATTGGCTGCCGGACGAGGTACCAATGCAACAAGACGTTCTCGATTGGAAGCACAAACTGACGAAAGAAGAAAAGAACTTCCTCACTCAAATCTTCCGTCTGTTCACGCAATCTGACATTGATGTTGCCGGCGCTTATAGCACGAAGTACTTGCCGCTATTTCCAAAGCCTGAGATCAGAATGATGTTGCTGTCATTCGCCGCTCGTGAAGCTGTTCACATCCAAGCATATTCTCATTTGATTGATACTCTTGGCATGCCTGAAACGACGTACAAGGCGTTTATGGACTACGAGGCAATGCGGGAGAAACACGACTTCATCGAAAATTTCCTTGACACGACCGATCACACTAAGATCGTCCAACAGATTGCGTGTTTCTCTGCTTTCACTGAGGGGATGCAGTTGTTTAGCTCTTTTATCATGCTGCTGAACTTCACTCGGTTCAACAAGATGAATGGGATGGGCCAAATCATTGCTTGGTCGATCAAAGATGAATCGACGCACGTTGACGGAATGACGTGGTTGTTCAAAGAGTTTCTCCGCGAGAACAAAGAGATTTGGACTGACCAGTTGAAATCTCAAGTTTACACAATTGCAGAGAAGATGGTCGAGCTTGAAGACAAGTTCATCGATCTCGCATTTGAGCTCGGCGGGATCGAGGGACTGACCGTCGACGAAGTTAAGAAGTACATTCGGTACATTGCCGACCGTCGTTTGATTGGCCTTGGGATGAAAGGGATCTTCAAGGTTAAGAGCAACCCGCTTCCGTGGGTTGAGGAGATTATTACCGCACCAGAGCACACAAACTTCTTTGAACAACGTGCAACTGCATATTCGAAGGGCTCTTTGACTGGCGATTGGAGTAATGTGTGGAAATGACTAAATACGTTGAACATATTGTCGATCTCGCAAAAGATGTTGATTCGCAATGTGCAATCGACTGGGCAATGCTGAACATCGACGAAGACGCTGCGTACCGGTTGATTGCTTCGAAAGTCGTTGAGTACATGCTACCTAAATGCGACGATCCGATTTTGTTTCGCGACATCATGCTTGCCACGGTAGTTCAACTCGTGGTTGAAAATTTCACACTAAACATAAAACTGCACGGGAGATCATAGTGGTTGTAAAGCAATTCCAATGCGAGCACTGCGGTGCAGAAGGCAAGATCACGTTGAGAGGAAACGACTTTCAATTTGAAGATATTGTCTGCTGCCCAGTTTGCTCAAGCGATATCTACGAAGAAGAGGACGATGTTGATGACGAAGGTCGCTAATGACGTGGTTGTACAACGGACAGCCTGTCGAGCAAATTGATCCGAAGTATCAGGCTTTCGTATATCTTATAACTAATCTGCAGACAGGCCGATTGTATATCGGCCTGAAGCAAACTACTTTTGCTAGAATTAAGCGAGTCAAAGGGAAGAAGAAAACAGTTCGCGTTGAATCTGACTGGCGAACTTACTGGTCGTCGTCCGAAGAGTTGAAGGCCGACGTTGCAACGCTTGGCGAACACAACTTCAAACGCGAGATCCTGTACTTTTGCAAGCTGAAATCGCATGCAAACTACTTGGAAGCTCGCGAGCAAATGGATCGTCGTGTTCTTGAGAATCCAGACAAGTACTACAACGGGATCATCAACTGCAGAGTGTCAAAGAATCACATAAAGAATCTAGAAGTATGATCTACATCATGTTGGTGCTAGCGCTGGCACTATCTGCAGTTGCGGCTTTTTACTCAATTGCTGGACTTGTTGCGATCTTCGCTGCAAGTCCTGTCGCTATTGCAATACTAGGATCGATTCTCGAGGGTTCGAAGCTCGTTATTGCGTCGTGGCTGTACAGAAACTGGAATCGATCTCCCGCGTTGATCAAACACTATTTCATTATCGCGGTTGCTGTTCTGATGTTGCTGACGTCAATGGGGATTTTTGGCTATCTGTCAAAGGCACATTTGGAACACGGTGCGCCGACAGCAGAGATTGCAGCGAAAGTCGCGGCAATTGACGACAAGATTGCAATCGAGAAGGGAAACATCGACGCAGCTCGCCGCGCGATCGACCAACTCGATAGGCAAGTCGATCAAACGATCAGTAGAACAACCGATGCTGCCGGTACCGATCGGTCAGTTGCGATTCGTCGAAGTCAATCTCACGAGCGCGCCGCACTTGCAAAACAGATCGACAATGCACAAGCAGCAATTGGTGAACTAAACGAACAGCGAGCACCGCTCGCGAGCGAGCTTCGCAAAACTGAAGTTGAAGTTGGGCCGATCAAATACATTGCAGCGTTAGTTTATGGCGATTCCGCAGCAACTGATACAACAATCCTCGAGAAAGCAGTTCGCTCGGTAATGGTGTTGATTGTTGCTGTGTTCGATCCACTAGCCGTGATCATGCTGATTGCAGTGAATTGGTCACTAACTAACCGCGTCGTCCAACAATCGACCACTGATAATCGTAGCGGTGCTGATGTAGTTGCACAAATCGATCAACAACAGTTGACTGCAGTGCAAACTGATGTTACAGTTGATCAATTGCAGCAAAGCGATACTGCTGGTGTAGTTGCACAAATCGATCAACAGCAGTTGACCGCAAATCAAACTGCAGTTACAGTCAGCAAACGACTGCAGCAGCAAAGCAACGTTGTCGTTCCAAACCCAACTATTCGCCCGTACAATGTAACTTGGAGATTGCGGCCATAACGCTGTTGACTTTATATCGTCGACTGTGTATAGTTGGCACCATGAGAACAAAATTTGACTTCTATTTGAAATGGTTAGCGACCGCGATCACATTGATCTTCGCGGTTATGACGTCCCTGCAAATCACCCCTTACAATGTCTGGGTAGCTAACATCTCATCGTTGATGTGGCTGATATGGTCATACCGTGTTCGTGAATGGAGCCTCGTTGTTGTCAATGCAGGTCTTCTCGTTGTATACTTCGTCGGTTTGTTTGTTAAATGATGCAATTTGAAAGTGAGGTTATAATGGTAGTACGCGAACTTGGTAATCTTTCTGATAGTGAATTTGAGCAATTCAAGACATGGGTAAAGGGCCTTTTGCATGATGACAAAATCGACAATCTGCGCATTACTTTCACCAAAGCTGATGGGTCAGAGCGCGAAATGCGGTGTACGCTTGTCGAATCCGCAATCCCACCAGACAAGGTCGCTAAACGGACAGGTCGCACGATTACTGCAGCCGTTCAACGAGTGTTTGACGTCGATAAACAGCAATGGCGAAGTTTCAAATGGGATGCCGTCAAGCGAGTACAATATGACAAAAACTGATTACGGTGTGTAATCAACAAACGAGTTCCGCCGGTATTGGCGGATCATTAACTTAGCATGGAGTGATATATGACTATTAGCAATCCCGCAGACCGTAAGAAGATTCGTGATGCATTGCAAGAAGCGTCGAACAGTATGACACGGATTAGTGCCGAACGCGATCTAATCAAGGAGATCGCGAAAGAATTGGCCGACCAATACCAGTTGCCAAAGAAGACCGTTAACAAGATGATTCGCGTCTATCACAAGCAGAACTTCTCCGAAGAGGTTGCTGCTCAAGATGAGTTTGAGACGCTGTATGAGGAGGTCGTAAACCTGCAAAGCACGCAGCAATAACTGGTGTTGACATTATTTCGTTGCCGTTGTATAATTGACATATCAATTGGAGAACATTATGGCTACAACTGGACAACCTCGCGTCCGTCGCAAGCAAACGATTGAACAGTCGATGTCGATTATTCGCGGCAACGAACCGACGACAACGAAACAAAACTTCAAGTGCGATTTGATTCGCGCTCTGAATTGGTACAATGCGAATTGGGATGAATCTGCTTATCGTAAAGCTGCGGAACACTATGTTGTCAAGCATATGAAAATCCGCGATGCGGCATATGCTTTGTCTAAAGCTAGCAATCTCGAGATTCGCCCGATCGCAGTTATCGGTCGTTTGATCGAGCGTGAGCAGTATGTCGATCTCGATTACGTTGAACGTGTGTTCAAACAGATTGAAGATATCAAAACGAAGTACATCAAGACAAACGTCCGTGCAACTGTAGCTGATACAACTGCTAGCACTGGTGTTAGCACTGGTATGTCGATTCAAGATCGGATTACTGAGTCTGCTCGGCAGTTAGCTAGTGAGGTTGATTATGCAATCGACCAATACACAGCTGATGGGACGGAGTTCTCGATGAAGAACTTTCTGCTCGCTAATCAAGTGTCTGCAGTCGTTGCTAAAAAGATTGGCTCGTTTTATGAGCCGTTGGTTAAACAGCTCGATCAAGCAATCACAGGTAAGTGTGATCAATTGAAAGAGGGGTATAGCCAGTACACAAGACGTGGTCTTAAGCAATTTGCCGATTTTGTTCGGCAGATCGTTGTTGATTGCAATCAACACGCAGTTTCAACGAAAGCTGCACGTAAACCTCGTGCACGCAAGGCAAAGCCCGCCAGCGTTATCGTCAAGAAGCTCAGCTACATGAAGGAGTATCCGGAGCTCAATTTGAAATCGATCTCTGCGGAGAAGATCATTGGGGCAACCGAGCTGTGGGTTTATAACACTGCAACACGTAAACTGATCGTTTACTATGGTGCTGACAACGGTTACCTTGGCGTCAGTGGAACGTCGATTACGAACTATGACGTTGAGAAGTCTAGTGTCAAGACGATTCGCAATCCCGAGCAGTTCTTTAAAGCGCTGTCGTCAACTGGTAAGCGTGCAATCAACAATGCTTGGAAGTCGATTAGAGCAAAGACGTCGAAGCCTCGTTCGCGTATCAATGGCGACATGATTCTGTTGGCCGCAAATTAACTGACAAGGAGAGCTAAAATTATCATCCTAGACTACAGCCAAGTTGCGCTGTCAACAATCTTCCAGTTCCAAGCGGATTTGAGCAAGAGCAACACTGATCGCGCCGCGGCAGTTAACATTATTCGCCACGCTATCCTAACCGGCGTCAAGTACTACAACAAGAAGTTTGCATCACAGTATGGAGAACTCGTACTTGCATGTGATGGCCGTTCATATTGGCGAAAAGACGTGTTCCCGTATTACAAAGCTGGACGCAAGGCAGTTCGCGACAAATCCGAGCTCGATTGGAAACTGATCTTTGACACGATCAGTGAGATTCGTGACGACATTGCCGAGCACTTTCCATATCGAGTTATCCACAACGATCGTGCCGAGGCCGATGATATTGTTGCTACTCTATGCAAGTGGACGCAAACTAATGGATACATTGATCATGGGATGTTTGAGCAGAAGCAGAAAGTTCTGATTGTGTCGTCTGATGGCGACTTCAAACAACTGCACAAATACGATAACGTCGAGCAGTACAGTCCAATTCAAAAGAAGTTTGTCAAGTGCGATGACCCAGTTAGATATCTTGCTGAGCACATTGCAAAAGCTGGTGATGATGGGATTCCGAACGTTCTCAGTGCAGATGATGTATTCGTTACACCAACGGCGCGACAATCGAAGATGACTGCCGCAAAGCTCGCACGTTTCGTTGAGCTTGGTCGTGATGCGTGCGAAAATGATCAACAGCGCCGGAATTGGGATCGTAACAATCAACTGATCAACTTTGACGCTATCCCGCAAGAGATCTCGCAACAGATCATTGATAGATATGTAAATAGCAAGCCAAAAGGCGACAAGATGTCTATATACAACTATCTGATCAAACATCAGTGTCGTTTGCTTTTGGACGAGATTGAGCAATTCTGACACAACTACAAACAAGGAGTTTTTGGTGGCAAAGTATATTACCGAAGTGTTGAAGGAAATCAATGATGATCCATCGTTGTTCCAATCGACATACAAGAAAGTTGGCAATGGCGGGCCGTTAGCGGTCTTGTTTAAGCACGCGTTTACACGCGAAGGGAAGTTTCTCCTTCCGGAAGGCGAACCTCCATTCAAGAAGGACAGTGCTCCGCTTGGGATGAGTCCCTCTCGGTTTATTCAGGAGATTCGAAAGTTCTATTTGTTCTGTCGCCGTGATCTCACTGCAGCAAAACGAGAGATGCTGTTCATTCAAATGTGTGAGTCGATCCATCCGGACGAAGCGAAGATCTTGATTGCTGTAAAAGACCAGACGCTGACCAAGCTGTATCCAAACATCACGCGTAAAGTTGTTGCTGATGCGGGATTCATTGATCCGCAGCCAGATGACAATGTCGTCAGTGCTCCGAGCAATGTTGAGGTACCAGAGGTAAAAAAGCCTGCGAGGCCGCGGGGCAGGCCTCGCAAGACGCCAAGTCCCCAATTGACGCAGCAAATGATCGACAACACGTCATTTGGGCACACAAGTTAATCAACAAGATTTCCAAACTTTGGCGTTGACTTGATGTCTGAGATCGCGTATAGTGTTTTATACTTGTTACAGGAGAATGCAACAATGAAAACACTATACTCAGTGAACTTCTACAAGAAAGTGGACGGTTCCGGTTGGATGTTTCAGTCGTTCAAGACGACAGATAATGCTGTTCGAATGCATCTCCGAGAACTAATTCGTCAAAAGCAACGTGGAACTGTCCGTTCGATTGAAGCAAACAAGTTGAAATGAAACGCAAGTGGATTGACGCGTATCTCGATGTTGCTGAGCGGTTTGCTCAGTTATCATCCGCGGTTCGGTTGAAAGTTGGCGCGGTTGTCGTCAAAGACAACCGGATAATCTCAATTGGATACAACGGAACGCCGGCCGGGTGGGACAACGCGTGTGAGATTGAGGTTCAAAACGATCAATCGCAACGCGTGTTGAAAACCAAAGATGAAGTTATCCATGCTGAAGCAAACGCTATAGCGAAACTCGCTCGTTGCAATGACGGAGGTGATGGTGCCGTTCTCTTCTGCACTCATGCTCCTTGCATTCAATGCGCTAAGTTGATCTACGGCGCCGGAATCCGATCGGTTTACTATCGCGATTTGTACAGCAACGACTATGGAGTGAAGTTCCTTGAAAAATCTGGAGTTGAAGTCAACCAATATCACCGAAAATGAGCATTTCGTCGCGATCGCGGATATGTTCCCGCACGTTGCTAGCAACATTGCTAGTTTGTGGGGCCGCGCGGAGCTGGACGACTACATAATCAAGCTGCTTACTGATACTCGAGATGATAGCCGCACGGGGTTTCCGCTAGCTACAGCTTTGTCGCTTGTCAAGCTGCTCGATGCTCATCAACAGATGTTCCCCGATGCAGTTGAGCGATGATCTTGCATGTTGACTTAAATTCGATCGCGAGCTATAATGGAGTTATCAGTTGGAGATTAGTATGAAAGCAAAACGTGAGATCAAGAACTTCCTTCGCAATTTGTTCACCAACAGCGATCTTAGTATCGCCGAGATTGAGCGGCAGTACACTGCTAAGTTTGCAAGCGAGGATGCTGATTTGCTTGGTATGGTCTGGGTGGAAGTTCTCAACGAGATTCCAGACCGTAGCGGTCGTTAACGCAAATCGATGGCGATAAATACCGTGTCTCGACGGTTGATCTGTTCTTAACAGATCATATTGAAGCGCATTGGGATATCAATCGAGTGTGTTTCAATATGTTCTGCCTCCATAGTTAAGTGGTATAACAATCGCCTTGTAAGCGATCGTTCTCTGTTCGATTCAGAGTGGGGGCACCAAAGTTACTGTTAAACATCTCCGTATGGTGATTTGCTGTAAGTGAGGATGCAGCTTTGTTTTGGTTCTCAGATGGATTCATCAACCGACTATGTCCGTTGCCGACTGAGAACATATTCAAGTACACTTCCCTGTTAACTAATCTCGGGTTAGGATGTATAGTGTACTTCAATATGTTTGGGTTAAACTCGCATTGGGATAATTGGTAGTCCACCTGATTTGGGGTCAGGAAGGTGCACGTTCGAGTCGTGTGTGCGAGACCAATTTTTGATAGAGGGGGCTTAGTGGTAGTGGTAGCACAATACGTTTGCACCGTATAAGCAGGAGTTCGATTCTCCTAGCCTCCACCAAACATAGTGTGTACTGGACTTGTAGCTCAATCGGAAGAGCGTCGTCCTGTCACGACGAAGGTAGCGAGTTCGAAACTCGTCAAGTCCGCCAATAACGTTGACAAAAGGAGAATGTTGTGAAACCTCGTAATCACATTGTGATTGCACTGCTGAAATCGAACAGAGTCGGCGGAGCGCATCGCAAAGCCAACAAAGCAATTCGCCGCAGTGAGAAAGTGAAACTGCAGCAATACCAGCAGGATCGACACACACAAGATTAATATGTGGAGGAGCAAGCCGATTGGCGACGGCACCGCTCTTGAAAAGCGTCGAGCGTTAATAGCGCCTTGTCGGTTCGACTCCGACCTCCTCCGCCACAAACACACAACGTATAGGAAAGCAACTTGGTTCTTGGACGCGGTGGCAATGGCGCCAACATCCGTTTACAACCCAAATCAACGCTGGGACAATTATGAAACAAGTAGCACGCGTTGGAGATCTGTGTCAAGGAATCTGCTACAACTCGTCTCACAGTTCTCCATACAGTACAACGGCAGTGATTGTTCAAGGCGGTAGTATTACACATGCGGATAACAACAATCTTGTTGCTCGAGTTGGCGATCGTGTTTTGACGACGTGTGGGCACTATGGTGTTATTGTCACTGGATCGGATACCGTTACCGTTGAAAACAGCCGTGTCGCGCGAGTTGGCGACTCTGTCAGCAATGTCAATGGGACAGATTTCGTTGGAACAATTGTTGGAGGATCGAGTACAATTACCGCTTAGATTTGTTGATCTTTGTGATGTTGTTTGTGCGACTTTAGCTGTGTTACAGTTGCGCAATGTTCGTTGCATTCAATGTTGTGTTAAACAGTCGAATGCGTGATAGTAGCTACGTACTTCGGTACGAAATTTTGATTTGAAGGAGAATACGATGACATTGAAAGATAAGATCTTCACCGCGTTGGTCACTAACCGTAAGCAGAAAACTCCGGCGCAGCTCGCCGCTCAACTGAATACGACAAAGCGATCTGTTGCCGCGCGAATCAGTGAACTTCGCGATGATGGCTACTGCATTTACACCGTCAAACGGACGGATACTGCTGGCCGTACGAAGACGTTCTACTACCACGGTGTTCCGGACAATAGCATTGTTGCTCTTGGCCGGCTTTTGATCAAAGCTGCTCGCCAGCACGCAGCTTAACAACTGCGACACGGTCGTGACGACCGTGTCAATCTGCCCCGATGGCGTAATGGTAGCCGCGTGAGTCTTAGGAACTCATGTCCTTGGGCGTGCCGGTTCGAGTCCGGCTCGGGGCACCACAGTTAGTGAATACTTCAGTGCGATGGTGGCGAAACTGGTAAACGCAGTTGACTTAAAATCAACCTCCTTAGCGGATTGAGGGTTCGAGTCCCTTCCGTCGCACCAATACAATCCGTTCGCGAGATACTGAACTAGTCAATGAAGTGTAAGATCGAGTGCTCAACAGATCGCTGTAAATAGTAGCGCGCTCCAACAAATGCCGTTGCCAACGGCACATAAATAGACAAATAACTCAAGGAGATTTACTGTGCCCAACGTATTTCGAAACTACACAGCACAAAGCGTCGGTACCTCGTCGACTACAGTGTACACTGCACCAGCTTCAACGCAAGCAACCGCAATTGGAATGACTGTCGCAAATCGTACTGCTTCGAACATCAGAGTTTCCGTTGCTCTGTATGATGGTACTGCGGACACTTACATTGTTGGCGGCCCAACTCCTGCATCAACTGGCGCGACGCTTGCTGTTGGAGGTGCATTAGTTGTCGTTGGTGGTGAACAGAAGTTGGTGCTCGAGCCAGGCGATCAACTTAAAGTTATTTCAGATACGGCAAATTCCGCCGACGTTGTTGTTTCTGTGCTAGAGGTTTCTTAATATGTCAACGCTCGGAAACGAGATCGTAGCATCATCGGATATTCCAGACGGAATAGTAACAACTGCTAGTTTTGCGCCGAATGCTTCGAGCAAATTTGCAACTTCTCTTGTAGGAACTACTACTGCCGCTATTCCTACTTCCGCGTTAGGCAGTGGAACTGCAGATTCGTCAAAATTTCTGGTTGGCGATAGAACGTGGAAATCGATTACTGCTAATGCGGGGTATGACATTCCGTATTCATCTACTGGATACTTCGACATTTCAGCGGGAACAACTGCACAGCGGCCGTCGGCGCCTCCGCCCGGCGCATTTAGATACAATACAGCACAAAGTGTGTTTGAGATCTGGGATGGATTGTTCTGGCGTGTAGTGAACGCATTAAATGGCGGCACACAGAGAGCGATCTTTGGCTATGGAATGACTAGTTCATCATATGCGTCAATCACGAACCTAGTTTCCAGCACTGGTATCGTCGCGGCCGACACTACAGGCGTTGGCTCTGCGCGGCAAGGTCTTGCAGCAGCCAGCTATGGCGGAGATAAAGCTATATTTGGCTATGGACACAATGGATCGTCGTTCGTATCGACGACGAACCTAGTTTCGAATACCGGTGCTGTAGCATCTGACACAACAGGTGTTGGTACTGGGCGGAATGATCTTGCTGCAGCTAGCTATGGCAGAGATAAAGCTATATTTGGCTATGGATACAATGGATCGTCAAATCTATCAATGACGAACTTAGTTTCGAACACTGGCGTTGTAGCTGCTGATACTACAGGTGTCGGTACAGCGCGGCAATATCTTGCTGCTGCTAGCTATGGCGGAGATAAAGCAATCTTTGGATACGGGTACACAACCACATACGCATCAGTGACGAACCTTGTTTCGAACACTGGTGTTGTAGCTTCCGATACCGCGGGCGTTGGTACTGCGCGGCGCCAACTTGCTGCGGCGGGCTATGGTGGAGATAAAGCGATATTTGGCTATGGTTGCAATGACTCAAATCTATCAATGACGAACCTTGTTTCCAATACTGGAGTTGTAGCTTCCGATACAACAGGTGTTGGTACAGCGCGATATCAACTTGCTGCCGCCAGCTATGGTGGAGATAAAGCGATCTTTGGATATGGATCTACTGGATCGAATGTATCAGTGACGAACTTAGTTTCCAATACTGGAGTTGTAGCTTCCGACACGACAGGTGTTGGTACAGCGCGGAATAGTCTTGCAGCTGCCGGGTATTCGTTCACTTGATTATGAGCTCAATCAATGGTACAAAAATAACCCCGGAGGACTTGAATGTCAACTCTTGGAAATAAATCGTCATCGCCGCCGTCTGATGGCTCAATAACAACATCGAAGTTTGCATCAGACGCAACGATTCCAGCAACCAATGCAATCGTTGGGACTAGCACTGCCAATGTTTCTACTCTCGCATTGGGTAGTGGGACTGCCAATACAACAACATTTCTACGCGGCGATAGAACATGGGCGACAGTCAATGCGGGTATATTTCACGACACTCCGTATTCATCTACCGGATATTTTGACGTCCCGGCGGGAACAACTTCGCAGCGACCGTCGTCGCCTCCTGTTGGCGCGTTTAGATACAATACATCGCAAAGTCAGGCTGAAGTATGGGATGGAGTGATTTGGCGTGTAGTGCCACTGTACAGTGGCACACAACGAGCTATCTTCGGCTATGGATACAATTCGTCAGCTGGCGCCGTATCAATGACGAACCTCGTTTCGAATACCGGTGTTGTAGCTGCTGACACGACGGGCGTTGGTACTGCGCGGCAAGGTCTTGCTGCAGCCGGCTATGGTGGAGATAAAGCGATATTTGGCTATGGCTACAATGGGTCATCGTACGTATCAATGACGAACCTCGTTTCGAATACCGGCGTTGTATCATCTGATACGACAGGTGTTGGCTCTGCACGGCAAGGTCTTGCTGCAGTCGGCTATGGCGGAGATAAAGCTATATTTGGCTATGGCTACAATGGGTCATACCTATCAATGACGAACCTTGTTTCGAACACCGGCGTTGTTGCTGCTGATACTACAGGCGTTGGTACAGCTCGGTATGGTCTTGCTGCAGCTGGGTATTCTTTCACTTAATCTTAACTCGACAAAATCATGGCACAAAAACTGAACTCTGAATTTAATTACCGTTATCAAGTGATCGGTGAAACTCCTTGGGCAAAACTTCAGACGCTGAAAGGATTTCTCAACGGCAGATTGCGAGCTCGCGCACTTGAACGCGTCAATGCGCTAAAACTTGCCGCCAAGAAAGCGGAGTTAGAGCATCTTAAGTCAATTGATGGGTTGCCTCATCTCATCCTTAATCTGCAAGCAGAGATCGAAGAAATCGAGTCGGTTGCTGAAGATGCAAATCACGCATATCGTCTGAATGAAGATGAGATTGCTGTTCTCGAAAAGCTAATTGCAGAGATCTACGAGCAAGTTGAGCCGACGCGGCTAACACATCCTGATGGAACGCCGTATACTGATGATGAGATGTTTGAAGTCAATGCCGCTAATGAATTTACTGCAACTATCGCAAAAGACATCTACGCGGAGATTCTTGCTAATGGCCGGCCGGCGCCGGCGACACTTCGTAATGCTATGAACAACCCTTACACATTCAAAGCGTTGCAAGATGTTGGGTTGATTCCTGCTACAGCGCAACAATTGTTGCCAAGCACAGATCCATTGCAGATTGAGTTGAAACCGACAAATGAAGTAACTTTGCCAAAGCTGGTCAGCGAATGTAAACTGGAGAAGTAAATGTCAACGTTAGGAAACAAAAGTTCCACTGCATTTTCGATATTAGCTGGCTCGGTAACATCAAATCAACTTGATCCATCTGCAGTTGTTCCAAACGCTGTCGCTGTCACTGGAACTACGACTTCTGCTATTCCCGCTACTGCGTTGGGCAGTGGAACTGCTGACGGTACTAAAATATTGAGAGGCGATAGAACTTGGGCTGCTTATTCCGGCGGGGACAGTTACGACACTCCAATAAGTTCGACGGGGTATTTCTATGTTTCACTTGGAACAGCTTCGCAGCGACCGTCATCTCCTCCTATTGGCGCGTTTAGATACAATACAACGCAAGGTGTGTTTGAGATCTGGGATGGAACGATTTGGCGTGTAACGTATGCATCATATAGTAGCACGCAGAGAGCGATCTTTGGATATGGCCAAAGTGGATCGTCATATCTATCAATGACGAACCTTGTTTCCAACACCGGAGTTGTTGCTACTGACACTACAGGTGTTGGTACCGCGCGGCAAAGTCTTGCTGCTGCCGGCTATGGTGGTGATAAAGCGATATTTGGCTATGGTAATAATGGAGCACCTGCAACAGCTTTATCAATGACGAACCTAGTTTCCAACACCGGCGTTGTAGCTGCTGATACAACAGGTGTCGGCACAGCGCGGCATAGTCTTGCTGCCGCTGGCTATGGCGGAGATAAAGCAATCTTTGGCTATGGTTATGCAGGTGGATATGTATCAATGACGAACCTTGTATCCAACACCGGCGTTGTAGCTGCTGATACAACAGGTGTTGGCACAGCGCGGAAGTATCTTGCTGCTGCTGGCTATGGTGGAGATAAAGCTATATTTGGCTATGGTTTCAATGGAACTCTATCCATGACAAACCTTGTTTCGAACACCGGCGTTGTTGCTGCTGATACAGCAGGTGTCGGCACAGCGCGGTACGGTCTTGCTGCTGCTGGCTATGGCGGAGATAAAGCAATCTTTGGTTATGGATACAACGGATCGTCAAATGTATCAATCACCAACGTTGTTTCGAATGTCGGTGTCGTCGCGGCCGACACGACGGGTGTTGGTACTGCGCGGGAGTATCTTGCTGCTGCGGGCTATGGCGGAGATAAAGCGATATTTGGCTACGGGTATACATCCGCAGAAGTATCAATGACGAACTTGATCTCAAACACCGGCGTTGTAGCGGCCGACACGACGGGTGTTGGTACTGCGCGCGCTTATCTTGCTGCGGCTGGGTATTCGTTGAACTAAATCAAACAATCTTAAGGAGAATCACGATGAAATTGTGCAAGTATGTAGCGTCTAACCACGCTACTCTTTTCGGTACACCTTCAAATCCAATTCAACGATCTGATATTGTTATCATCGGTCGGTTGCCAGACGACAGCGAATTTCTCGTGCTAACTACGGCAACGGATCCAGCACTTGTTGAAGTTCAGCTGTCACAAGTAACCAACTTCATCTTTACATATTGCCAAGCATGGGGTCTTCAAGTAGATCAACAACGCGTCAATATGACTCTCGAAGACATCAAGGCAAAACGTTTTGCTGAAATCGATGCGAAACGCGACGAACAACTAAACGCCGGTGTAATGTTTGCAAACAATCTGTATTACTCAGATAGCGAATTTCAAACACAATTGCAAGCGTTCTTGCTTGCATGGAATCAGGGCCTTTTAGATAGTACAGCAACAGTCGCTATTCGGAGACCCGACGGTACAATAGTGCAGATGGGTAGAAACGACGTTCTACAACTTGCTGGTGCGGTGTTGCAGTATGTCCAAACAGTGTATGCTGAATCGTGGGCAGCAAAAGATGCGGTAACTGCAGACGTTGCTCCACAGTTTAGCTAAGTGTACCAATAGATAGTGGATCGTCCGTCATATTACGGTGGACAAGATTGCTCGAAACAAGGAAGTGTTATGTTGCAGCCTCAATACTCATATCAAGCAGTTGTCACGAACGTTGTCGATGGTGATACTATCGACGCTTTAGTTGACCTTGGTTTCTACGTACAGGTTAATGTTCGATTCCGCCTGTTTGGAATCAACACACAAGAGACAAACGACCAAGATCCCGCGAAGCGCGATCTTGCAATCAAAGCGAAGCAGTATGTTATCGACAATCTGCTGAACAAGAAAGTGTCGATCCGATCGCACAAGACGGACAAGTACGGCCGTTGGCTCGGCGAAATCTTCATCGATAATGCGCTGAGCTCTTTCAACTACCAGATGATCAATCAAGGGTTAGCTGTTGCATATAACGGGGGCGCTCGTGGATAATAAATGGCTTAGCCGCAAATTCATTGCGGCAATGACTGCACTTGGCTCTGCGCACTATCTTATCCAATTTGG